CGGTGGATGACCCGCAAGGGATACGCGACCCCAGGCCCGACATCAGCTACAAAGTGTCTGGTCGGACAGGGCTGCAAATTGAACTGACCAACAGTTCTGCTGCGGATGCCCAAGGGATTCTCAGCGGGGGCAGTAGGATTTTTCAGTGGGGCTGGACTCCTGTTGGGGGCTCAGTATTTTTTGATGCCGCTTTGACACCAAATAACTTGGTTTTAGGCGTGCAATTGGGTACAGTTACGGTATCAACAACGTAGGAGTTGAAAATGGACAAGAAAGACTTGGCACAAGACAAAGCACTTATCAAAAAGGCTTTTAAACAGCACGACAAGCAAGAGCACAAGGGCGGCAAAGGTACGTCTTTGAAACTTAAAAAAGGTGGCCCCACCAGCATGGATCGTATGCGCGTGGGCCGCAATTTGTCGCGTGCAGCCAACCAACGCGGGGGCTGATATGGCAACCTACAAGCAGCCTACAAAAGTAGCCAACGTGATTGTTGGTGAAGAGCCAGCCAAAGAGACGATGCGCAAAGCAAACGTGTCTGTGGCCAACACACGCAGTCAAGACTACCCACCCATGAAAACCTCTGGTATTGTGGTGCGTGGCGGTAAAGCGCAGACCAAAGGCAAGATGGCTAGAGGCCCAATGGCATGACCTACGACGATTTGTACGATACGATTCAGGCATACACGGAAAACCAGTTTCCCGTTGTGTATCTTGCCAGTGGGGGAACCGTGTCTGCGACAACGCAGATCGACACCTTCATTACGCAGGCTGAACAACGTATATACAACTCGGTTCAGTTCCCTTCGTTGCGTAAAAACCAATATGCTCCGATCACCGCAAACAACAAGTACGTGTCTTTGCCCGATGACTTCCTGTCTGCGTATTCTTTGGCGTTGGTAACAGGTGTTACAGGTGCTAACCTAGATACTGGCACGTATGAGTATCTGTTAAACAAGGATGTAAACTTCATCCGTCAGGCGTACCCAACGCCAAACGATACGGGCGCACCAAAATACTACGCTTTGTTTGGCCCAACAATTGTCAGTTCAGCAATCACAAACGAACTGTCAATCATTCTTGGTCCCACGCCAGATGCAACATACTACGTAGAGTTGCATTACTACTATTACCCCGTTTCAATTACGGACACAGACAACAACCCAACTGGACGCACTTGGCTGGGCGACAACTTTGACACTGTGCTGCTGTACGGGTCGTTGGTAGAAGCGTACACCTTCATGAAGGGTGATGCGGACATGCTGGCCCTGTACAACCAGAAGTACATGGAAGCGCTCGGTTTGGCCAAACGTCTGGGTGATGGGCTGGAGCGCAGCGATGCGTATCGTAGTGGCCAGTACCGGGAAGCCCCGTTACCTCAAAATAACGGAGTGCGTTGATGGCATTCACTGGCAACTTCAGTTGCAACACACTTCGGTCCGGGCTGGTAAACGGCACAATCAATTTTGCGACAGACACGTTTCGTCTGGCGCTGTATACCAACGCCGCTACCCTTGACCAAAACACCACAGCGTATACCGCTACGGGTGAGGCAACGGGCGGGAATTACGCGCCAACTGGGTTGCCTGTCACTGCAACTGTTGGCACGGAAGCAGCTTCTTCTGGGAGCATTGTGTTCATCAACTTTTCCGCCCCGTCTTGGACGGGCGTAATAACCGCCAGAGGCGCTTTGATCTACAAGACAGGGGCCAACGGCGCTGTGTGCGTCTTGGACTTTGGGTCTAACAAAACATCCAGTGCCACTTTCACCGTGACGATGCCTGCAAACACCAGCACATCAGCACTTATTCGGCTTGCTTAAAAGGAAACCAACAAATGACTTTTTTCTCCTCTGTTCTTTCTGATCCACCGGAAGTAAAAATCACTAACGACCGCCCGTTAGAAAAAGATTTATACAAGATGCTGTGGAGCCGTCCAGAATACAGAGCTGTAGCCCCTGGAGAGCATATTGCTCAAGAGTTCTTAGCGCAAGCCAAACCCCCCAAAGGCGCGTCAGTTATTGACCTTGGTTGCGGTACAGGGCGCGGGTCACTGAATTTAGCATTTTTTGGTGGCATGAATGTCACTATGGTTGACTTTGCTGACAACTGCCTAGATGAAGACATTGTTCCAATGTTAAAAACGCAAAGCCACGCCATGCGTTTTGTAGAGGCAGATTTAAGCCAGCCATTGCCAGTATCCGCCGCCTATGGTTTTTGCACAGATGTTATGGAGCATATTCGCCCACACCATGTAGACCGTGTGCTAGATAACTGCTTGGCTGCTTGCCAGCATGTGTTTTTTCAAATTGCCACAGAAGACGATGTAATGGGTCAACTGGTAGGCCACAAACTACACTTAACTGTACGGCCCTATTCATGGTGGTTGCAAAAGTTTAATGACCGCAAGTGCGTCATTCATTGGTCTGAGGAGCGTGATGGATACTGTTTGTTTTATGTAACCGCATGGGCTTCTGGTGCTGATGTTGTAGACATTGGCGTTATTAACTTAGATGAAGAAAAAGTTAAAGCAAACGTAAAACACAACATTTCTTTGGGTTTTCAGCAAGTACAGCCATACCCAACAAACGATGTTGAAGTGATGATTGTGGGTGGTGGGCCTTCTCTTGCTGCAAACATGGACAAGATTAAAGAACTCCGTGCAAACGGCGTTAAGTTGGTTGCAATCAACAATGCATACCAATATTGCTTGGATAACGGTGTTACGCCCTCTGCTTTTGTAATGGTAGACGGCAGGGACTTCAACAAGCGGTTTGTTCAGAATGTCGTTGATGACTGCAAGTATTTCATTGCATCTCAGTGTGACCCTGATGTGTTTGAAAAGTTACCAAAAGAACGCACTTACATTTGGCACACAAGTGCGGAACTGATTAACAACATTCTTGCAGAACAGTACGAAACATGGTTCCCCGTTCCGGGCGGCTCTACGGTATTGCTTAGAGCGATCCCTTTGTTTAGAATGCTAGGGTTCAAGCGCTTTCATTTGTTTGGATGCGATTCATGTTTGGAAGATGGTAAACACCATGCTTATGAACAAACGGAAAATGACGGACAATTAGTAGCCCCAGTAAATGTTGGGGGGAAGATTTTCTACTGCAACCCTTGGATGATTTCTCAAGCACAAGAATTTATCGACCTGATTCGAATGTTGGGCGATGAGATTGAGTTAGAAGTGTATGGTGGGCTTCTCCACCATATTTTGGAAACTGGCGCATCATACGCCGAAATTAAGGAGATTTAACATGGCTGCAAGTGCATGGCAACTTTACAACTACGCCAAGAGATACATTGGTAACGGGACAATTACGCTTGGTGCTGGTGTAGTGAAGATGGTTTTAGCTCGTACTTCAAGCAATGCTTCGACATTTACACTTAGCACATACGCGCAAATTACAGCAGAAATTTCTGCTACTGGCGGTTATGTTGCTGGGGGCCGTAACCTTGTTCCTGCAACGGCGCAATGGACTGTTGGTGCATCTGCAAAACAGATGAAGTTCACAATGTCTACTATTGGTTTGACCTTTACGGCATCTGGAGCATCGTTAACCAACATACGTTATGCGATTCTTCGTAACTCCACGGGTGCCACAGCGGGTAAGTTATTGTGTTGGTGTGCGCTGTCTACCACCCAGTTCACGGTTACTTCGCCAAACACGTTAACGATCCTTCCAGCCGCTACTGGCATATTTACCTTAACCTGATAAGGCAGTGCTCGTAAACTTGGGGGAACGGCTTTTGTCCTTCCCCCTGTTGGGCATTGAAAGGTAACTATGTTTTCACAAGCGCCGTTTGCCGCAGCACCGTTTTCGGGGCTTAGTGATTCGGCGGCTGTTAATACCAACATAACGCCTTTAGTAGGCGCATTAACGCTTACGGGCGCAGCGCCTTCTCTACTAAGACAAACAATTATTACGCCTGCTGTTGGAGCGTTAACGGCTACTGGCGTAGCACCTTCTTTATTAAGCCAGACCATCATTACGCCTGCTGTTGGAACAATAACAGCTACGGGCGTCGCTCCATCACTTATACGCCAGACAATCACCACACCTGCTACCGGGGCACTGACACTTACTGGCGTAGCGCCTTCTCTATTAAGACAAACAATTATTACGCCTAGCGTTGGGGCACTGACACTTGCAGGCGTTTCTCCTTCGCTATTAAACCAAACCATCATTACGCCTAGCGTTGGTTCTTTAGCGCTTGTAGGCGTAGCCCCAATTACTGTTACAGGGCCAATCGTAGCGCCGTCTGTAGGGTCATTGACTATTACAGGTGTTGCCCCTTCTCTACTCAGAGCAACATTTATTACGCCAAGCGTTGGCTCGCTGACTGTTGCTGGCGTAGCACCCTCGCTCCTCAGTCAGGCCATCATTACCCCAAGCGTAGGCGCATTGACTTTTGCAGGCGTGGCACCCTCGTTAATCAGACAGACAATCATCACGCCAAATGCAGGCGCATTAACGCTTACTGGGATAGCCCCATCGTTATTAACACAAACAATCATCACGCCAAACGTCGGTACGTTAACGGCTACTGGCGTTGCGCCAACCGCTGTTAGAGGGACAGCTATAACGCCTGCTGTTGGTTCGCTGACCGTTGCTGGTGTTGCCCCTACGGTTATTAGAGGGACAGTAATTACCCCAAGCGTTGGTTCTTTAACGCTTACAGGGGTAGCGCCAACTGCTGTTACTGGGACAGTCGTTACGCCTAGCGGCGGTGCAGAAATAATTGGTTCTGCGCCTGTCGTTGTTGTTACGGGCAACGTAAGGACCCCAAGCGTCGGTTCTTTGACTGTTACAGGTATTGCCCCGTCGCTTCTTAGCCAGACCATCATTACGCCTAGCGTTGGCTCGCTAACCGTTGTTGGTGTAGCACCTTCTCTATTAAGACAGACCATCATTACGCCTAGCGTTGGATCGTTAACACTTACAGGTGTAGCTCCTTCACTGATCGGGCAGACAATCATTACGCCATCCGTTGGAGCGTTAACTTTCACGGGCGTTGCCCCTTCGTTACTGAGACAGACAATCATTACGCCTGCTGTTGGTTCGCTGACACTGGTAGGTATAGCTCCTTCTGTTGTTAGTGGAAAAGTTATTACGCCGACTGTTGGGTCGTTAACGGCTACTGGGGTTGCCCCATCATTAATAAGACAGACGATCATTACGCCGACTGTTGGGGCAACGGCTATTACGGGTATTGCGCCTTCTCTACTCAGAGAAACATTTATCACGCCGAGCGTTGGTTCATTGACGGCTACAGGCGTAGCACCATCTGTTGTTAGCGCCAAAGTTATCACACCTGCGGTACAAAATTTAACCATTGATGGGGCGGCCCCGCTGGCTGTTACTGGAACAGTCCTTACACCTAGCGGTGGTGCAGAAATAATCGGCTCCGCGCCTGTTGTCGTTGTTACTGGCAAAGTGATGACTCCCGCTACGGCAACACTGACTTTAGTTGGTAATGCGCCATCAACGGTTCAAAATAGGTTAATCACGCCGAGCGTTGGTAATTTAACCTTGGCGTATAGCGCTCCAACGGTTAGACAAGATTCCTTTGTAACACCAAGCACTGGCGCGGTTTCAGTTACTGGCGTTCAACCAGATGTAATAACTGCGGTATCAATCACCCCATCAGTGGGGGCTGTAAGCGTAACAGGTTATGCTCCGTCTGTTACTCAGACTAGACTTGTACAACCTGCCGGGGTTGCGTTATCTTTGGTTGGGTCAATACCTGGATTGGTCAGAAGAACAATTATCACGCCGCCGTGCGGGGTTTTGACTTTGGTTGGGTATGCGCCGATTAGGGGTGATTGGCAAATCGTTAACGATGCTCAAAGCGCTACTTGGGCGCTGGTCAACGACAATCAGTCCGCAACTTGGAATAGTGTTGATAATTCTCAAAGTACAACTTGGGCGATGGTCAATGACAATCAGTCCGCAACGTGGAATAATGTGAATGACTCTCAAGGTACAACTTGGGCGCTGGTCGCTTAAAGGACACATATGGCTTTAGTACTTGCAGACAGAGTAAAAGAAACAACCACCACCACTGGTACTGGCACTATCACGCTTGCTGGAGCGGTTACGGGTTTTCAATCTTTCTCGGCTATTGGCAACGCAAACACTACCTACTACACCATTGCAGGGCAAACTGGTTCTGAGTGGGAAGTTGGGATTGGCACATACACCGCTGTAGGCACAACGCTCACAAGGGACACAGTATTAGCATCTAGTGCTGGTGGTACGACCAAGGTAACTTTTAGCGCAGGCACCAAAGATGTGTTTGTCACGTACCCGTCCAGCCGCTCTGTTTATGCAGACGGAACCACGTTAACGGCCACAAACAGTTCAGTTTTACCAATTGCCTCTGGGGGCACAAACTCCACAGCTACTCCAACCAATGGCGGGGTTACCTATGGGACAGGTACGGCCCAAGCATATTCTGCGGCAGGCACTTCCGGGCAGGTTTTGCAAAGTAACGCCGCAGCAGCCCCCACTTGGTTGGCTCAGTCCAGCATCGCAGCAGGTTCAGCTACAAATGCAACCCTGGCCACTCTTGCAACTTTGGCGACCCTTGCTACTCTGGCCACGACTGCAACAACGGCAAACAACGTCAACAACGGCACTTTGACAATGGCGGTGTCGGGAACGGGTCTTTCAGGCTCCCAATCCTTTACGGCTAATCAAGCCACCAACGCAACCTTTACGGTCACAAGCAATGCGACTAACGCAAACACCGCCAGCACCATTGTTGCGCGGGATGCCTCGGGTAACTTCAGTGCAGGTACGATCACTGCCACTTTGAGTGGTGCGGCGTCTTCGGCCACCAACGCAACTTTGGCAACCCTTGCCACTTTGGCTACGCTTGCAACTCTAGCAAGTTCTGTAACATCGGTTACGCCCGCCCAAGTATCCGATCAAAGCAACACAAGTACTGGGTATTTTGATTTGCCTGTTGGTACAACTGCTCAACGCCCCGGTTCGCCGGGTACGGGCATGATTCGGTATAACAGCACCACAGCAGTATTAGAAACATATGTCGGGGGCTTATGGCAATATGTATTAACTTCCGCGTATAGCTACACTGCATCATATGTTGTTGTGGCTGGCGGCGGTGGCGGTGGTAATAGTTTAGGTTCATCCACTTACGCTTCGGCAGGTGGCGGCGCGGGTGGTTACCGAAGCAGTATTTCGGGAGAATCTTCTGGTGGTGGCGCATCGGCAGAATCCGCGCTTACCTTGTATCAAGGCACAACATACACAATTACCGTTGGCGGCGGCGGCGCAATTGCGTCTAATGGTTCAAATTCTGTTTTTTCAACCATTACTTCAACAGGTGGTGGTTCGGGAAGTCCTAATGCATCAGGATCGGGACAAACTAGAAACGGCGGTTCAGGTGGCGGCGGCGGTGATCCGGTTGGTACAGGTGGACAAGCCGCCGGAACAGGAACAACTGGGCAAGGTTATGGCGGCGGCACTACCACAGGCGGTCAAGGTACAGCAGGCGGTGGTGGGGGTGCGGGTGCAGCAGGTTCCAACAATACAGGCGGCAACGGGGTTGCTTCATCCGTAACAGGAACATCCGTAACTCGTGCGGGTGGCGGTTCGGGCGGGCAAGGATCAACACTATCCGGTGGTACAGGCGGTGGCGGTACAGGCGCGGTTTACGACAGCGCAACCGCAGGGGGAACAAATACCGGGGGCGGTGGTGGTGGAACACAAGGTGCAAGTGCGGGTCAACAATCAGGTAAGGCGGGCGGTTCCGGGGTTGTTATTCTTCAAATATTAACAGCAAACTACACTGGTACAACAACCGGGTCGCCAACTGTTACAACTGTTGGTTCAAACACTATTCTTGTTTACAATTCTTCCGGCACGTACACCGCATAAAGGGGAAAATTATGGGACATTATGCTTATGTAAATGCACAAGGAATTGTTGAACAAGTTATTGTTGCAACGCAAGATGTAATTACTTCTGGCGCATTTGGCAATCCTTCATCATGGGTAAAAACTTCATACAACACTCGTGGCGGTATTCACCATGAACCAAACGTAACCCCGGCTACTCCATCGCTGGATCAATCTAAAGCATTACGAAAAAATTACGCGAGCGTTGGGTTTACATACAATGTGGGATTGGACGCTTTTGTTCCACCACAACCATTTCCAAGTTGGACATTGAATGAAGAGACTTGTTTATGGAGTGCGCCAACACCAATGCCGACTGAAGGTGGCCCATATATATGGAATGAAACAACGCAATCCTGGGATGTCTGGGATTTGCAAGCAATGCAATAAGGAAACCAAATGAGCACATATTCACCAAGCCTTCGGATTGAACTCATCACCAACGGCACCCAGCCGGGTACGTGGGGAAACACAACCAACGACAATTTGGCGTATGTACTTGATTCCTCCATTGCGGGGTATCAGACGGTTAGCGTAACTGCGGCCAGTCAAGCCCTGACGTATACCAGCGGGCCTACATCTACGGCCTCTGCAAACCAAGCCGTGTATGCCATGCTGCGGTTCACTACCACAACGGGCGCGGCCTTTGCTGTATATGCACCCCCTGTTTCTAAG